ACCGTTTTGAAATAAAGTCTCCGTTATATCGTGGGAATGAAAGAAGAACTACCTTGCCAAGATCTGGAAAACGAGAATCTACAGTACCACGAAATGCTTTATATATGTTATCAGCAGTCTTGCCCTGATCATTTCCAGTACCAACTTCTGTAGCAAAGCCAGATATCTCATCAAGTACTGCCATAAAAAGATTTAGACCCTCATGTGATTCTCTTTCTGAGTGTCCAGAATAAACAGTTATTGATTTATCAAAACCAATTGAGTTTACTTTAGGATCATACTTTCCAGCAAACCACGGAGACTTTTCAATCTTGGTTTTAAAACCTTTAAAGAAAACATTTTTTGCTTGCTCTGCGTTAATAGCAACATTGATAATATCTATTGCATCTCCAGCAGGCTTACCATAATATCTAGCAGGATCTTTTAAGCATAGCAGTTTGTACACAACATATGCACAAGCTACGGTAGAAACAAAATCTTTTCCACTGCCCTTGCCTAACTGTAGAATAATTTCATTTTTAGTGTATTTTGCATAATGTTGGCTACCATCCTCTGTTCCAAGTAGAACTTGAAGATCTTCTTTGCGATAAATTTGGCTCATTGCCTCAACAATATCATACTGAATATTGGACAATGGTGGCTGCCCTAAATAATCTGGTGACTCAACAAAGGTTTTTACGTCTACAGGAGTTTCTTCAAAGTGATTGTCTTGTAAAGCCTCAAGAAAATCATTGAACATCGTGGACAATTGTAATCACTTCGCCTTCTTTAGCAATGCTAGATAAACGCTGCATGATAATGTCACGTACTTCTGGATGAGATGATGCTATATCTCTAAGAATATTAACAAGAACTTCTTGTCTTTTTTCTATTTCAACCATTTCTTCTGCAAGCTCTTTATTTTCTAATAGTCCAGCTTTCTGTAACATATCTATTCTTTTAGATTCAATGTCCATAACTAGCTTAATACCAGCGGTTTTAGCATTTAAATTTGCAGTTGTTGTCGCATCTTCTATAACCTCATATGCCTTTGCTATTAACTTGCTGTAATGTGCATCGGCACCAACAAGAGCATCCTTTGCACGAGCACGAATAGCACTATTATCTGATGCCATTTTTTTCCATTCATCAAGATGTGCAACGACACGAGTTCTTGGCATATTTAGATCTTTAGATATTCTTGTTGGATCGCTGCCCTTTAAATATTCTTCAACAACACGATTTACCTCATCAAGATGATTAACAAGTTCTAATTCAGTGTTTGTCATACTTTCCTTCTAATCTATTTATTTCATCTTGAATATAAAACATGGCTTTTCTTAAATCCTCAATATGTTTTTTTTCGTCTTTGATACCAGCTCTCCAAAGATATTTAAAAGCATTACCAATATTAAAATTGCGATGCCTAGTTATTTGAATACATTCAACTCCAGAAGGATCGGTTGTATAGTGTTTAGGATGATTAACCTGGTCTACTTTTGTTACAAGCTTAGTAGGATTACTCTTCATTTTCATCCTCTTTTAAATAGTCGTTATCTTCATCTAATAATTTTGATAAACTAAATAAGGTGCTTGCAGTACCAATTACAGCAATAGCTGCTAAAGCAATTAGAGATGCTGAAATCTTTTTCATCTTTTTGACTTCCTTAATCCAAATTTAGCTAAATAAACATAGATAGTTTCTACGCTTGATCCACATTCTTTTGCTATTTCTTGAGGAGTCTTTTTATCCATAATATAACGTTTACGAAGCCAAGACTCATTTGTATATAGTTTACCAGCCATAGTATTATTTGTCAACTGCCTTATCCCAATTATTTAATGCCCAGTGACCTATACCACATGCATCTGCTATATCGTTGTCGTTTATTTTTTTATCATACAAAATATTAATAAGCTTAATAGTTCTTTCTTTTCTTAAATTTCTTTCATATGCTTTATACCAAGCAGCAGATTTTCCAGGATTAGAAGATCTTATACTGAGCTGTTCTTCTTTTGATAATCTTTTATTGCCCAAATAATTTTGCCAGGTTATTGGTGATACTCTACCTATTTGGTTAATTCCAGTTAATCCTATACCGCCAATGATTGCACCTTGCACCATAGCTAGATCTGCAGCAGTTTTTGGGGAATTCATAAAAACTGTATGCTCAATAACTACAGCATCTATATTATATAATCTAAAAAATGCACGAGTTTTAGCAGTTGCATCTATAACTTTTTGATATATATCGTGTCCAAAAAATAAAACCTTGCCAACATCTTTTAATGCTCCATCAGAAAAAATAGCAAAGGCTATAGTATTGGTGCTGGCATCAATTGCACAGATTGTTTTAGGTTTAATTATCTTGTTCATAATCAATCATGCCTTTTATTTTTTTTAACATTCTATTAACTTCTTTTTGAACAATATTGCAGTTTGAGCAAAAGCCAGAGTCATTATATATAGACAGGTTAACTCCACAACCACCTAAACATCTTCTTATTTTTCCTTTTCTTTTTAATCTTTTTGTTATTTGATATCTTTCTGCAATTTTTTCTTTGGTTGCAATATCTCTACACTCATCCGAACAATAAACTTGGTAGCTTACTTTTGGATTAAAATATTTTTCGCAATCAAATCTATTACAGAGTTTCACTCAATTCCTCCAAAGAAGCTATCTTTACAGTTCCAGCACCTGCTTCTTCACACGCATCTCTTACTGGGCATGCTTTACAAATTTTTGAGTTATTGCGATAATTTTTAGTTGGTAGTGTTTGGTTCTTCCAAGCTTGTCTTACATCTCTCATCCACTCAAAAGCATAATCAATCCATTTTTTATAATCGTCATTAACTTCTACTGGAATTATCATTAAGTCGTGAGTATTTTTATTTTCGTAAATCAATACACCTTTAGATTTTTTTAAAATTTTCATATATATTAAAAGCTGAACTAGATGTCCAACTTTAGGCTTATTTGTTTTTTTACGATATTCGTATGCTTCACTCATCATAGTTTTAATTTCTGCTATAACTTCTTCGCCCTCCCAATCAATCATGGCATCACCATAGCCAAATATTGGTGGATCGTCATACGTTACTTTAAACTCTGTTGTTTTTTCATTTTTATCATTTGTAAATACTTTAGCAATTCCAGAATTAATCATTGCTTGTTGTATTCTATCATGAGACATTGTTCCAGACTGCATATTGGCTGCAGCATATGCATCTGTGTCATCTTGAAAAACTGCACCATTAAAAGCTAAGTACCAATATCGTGGACACTCTCCATGACCATAAACTATAGTAGATGGAGCAAATGTTTTTTTCTTAGTGTGCTTGGGTCCACGCATAACAGTATAGCCAGAGTTAATCTTTTCAATAATTTTTTCAGAATCAAAAATTTTTTCTTGTCGCTTTTTTTCTTTTTTGCTGTCTGATTCTTTTAGCATAACTTGCTTTAATAGATTTTTTGTCATTGTTATCCTTTTTGTTATATATAAGTATATCAGACTAGCGCATTATATACTTGAGTGCTGACACAAGATTGTTTATGGACTCAGCTGCCGTATAATAAATATTTTTCTTACCCCTATCAGACTTATCAACATTTGTCATCCAGGTGGCTCTAAATGCCATTTTTGCTGCAATGGCCTGAAGTCTTACAATTTCAAGACTAGCAACATGAGGTGGAATATCTGGTTTAATAATAAGTTTTGCTATCATCGTTAATGCCATGGTCAGTTCTTGATCTTGCATATGATCAGATATTTCAGATAGACCATTAATCATTTCTAAAGTTGTTCTAGACTGTTCGTTATTTTCCATCATATTCCCCTAACATATTTTCTAAAATATCTAGTTCTATTATAGCAAGCCTAGTTTTAATTCCGTTTTCTCCAAGTACCACAATAATAGCTGGATCATTTCCATTTCTTATTGCATCTGTTGTTACTTTAGCCCAAACATCTTTATTTAATGTAAAAGACTTAGAGTTTTCTTTAAAGTCAACAGTAAAGTTGTTCCAAGTTGCATCACCCTTCTTAGTATTTCTACCAGAATTCTTATGCTGTTTAGCTCCTAACCTTTTACTCTCGTTCTTTTCGCTCATAGTCTTTCTTTTTTCTATATCCTACATAATATAAATTAGATTTAGAAAGATGTTTGTTTGAACACATCCAAGACCATACACCAGTTTCTGGATATAGCCTGCATTCTGCAACTTCCTCCTTGCATGTTCGGCAAAGAAATTTTCCTGGATAAACAGTAAACTTAGACATTAACTAGCTTAGACTTTATAGATTCTTGTAAGTCTAAATCTTCCTTTACCCTATTAATGAATGCTTCTCTACCTTGAACTTTTGTACCATCTTCTAGGTTATACCATGCACCAGTTCTTGCTACCATACCATTTAGTTCTGCTGTATCAACAAGATCCCCAATGGAATCAACCCCAAGATTGTTGCCTCTGAAATAAAAGTCATATTCACCAGACTGGAATGCAGGAGAAGTCTTAGAGAACTGTAGCTCCCAACGAACTTTTCTTCCAATCTTTTCTTCAATAAGTTTATCTCCAACATTGATTTTTCCCTTGATTGCTTGATTATCTGACTCAGATGAAAACAATTTGATAACAGTTGATGAATAAAATTTAGTTGCCTGACCACCAGTAGGCTGTTGGCTGGTATACATAGCATTAATATTATTGCGTGATTGTGAAATTA